CGCTACTGCCGAGCACGTCTTCTACATCCCACAGGACGCGCCGGCACTAGCTGCCGCGTCCGCCTGTTTCCCCTACGCAGTACCCATGACCGCATCCGACGCTGCCTTGCGATTCCCGCAGGGCGGCAGGCGTGTGCGCGTAACCATTCTTATCGAGGAACTTCCATGAAGAACGCAATCGTTTTGCTGCTGGCCCAACTGTTTCCGATCTCTGTTGATTCGATCACCGCGCGCTTCGAGAAGGACGTGCGCAAGCTGGAATCGCTGGCACTGGATCACCGCGCCGCCGCTGAGTCGCATACCGACCTGGCCCATGACTTCCTGGACATGGCCGACGCTGCGCACGCTGAAGCTGACCGCGCCGAGCGTGTTGCTTCCCGCGTCAAAGCACTGATCGACTAAGCACTCGATGCTCATATTCGACATCGAGACCAACGGCCTCATCCCTGAGATGGATCGCATCCATTGCATCGCGATGCGAGACATCCTGAAGGGCGTCACGTACAGGGCCAACGATCACGGATCGAAGCTGAGCAACGAGGCTGCACTCCGCATCCTGATGGAAGCCCCGGACATCTGCGGGCACAACATCATCGGCTTCGACATCCCCGCGATCCAGAAGGTCTATCCGTGGTTCAAGCCGACAGGCCGTGTGTGGGACACGCTCATCATGTCCCAACTCATGTTCACCGATCTGTTCAACGATGACGTGAAGCGAATCCGGCAGCACGAGAAGGATGCCGCAGCCGGCCGACGCACTGCCGGTATCTACCCGAAGAAGCTCATGGGCAAGCACTCGCTCGAAGCGTGGGGCTGGCGCATGGGCGTCTGGAAGGGCGACTACTCCGACATCATGAAAGCCAAGGGTCTCGACCCTTGGGCGGAGTGGAATCAGGAGATGGACGACTACTGCGTCCAGGACATCCGCGTCACCTGCAAGCTCTACGACAAGCTGATGGCTCAGGGTTTCAGCGAAGACAGCATCCGCCTGGAACACGACATCGCCCCGATCCTTCGGCGACAGGAGGCTTACGGCTTCCTGTTCAACAAAGAGAAGGGCAAGGAGCTGGAGGCAACACTCGTCGGCCTACGTGCTGAGCTGGTCGAGAAACTGCGTGCGGTGTTCCCGCCCTGGCAGGCGAAGGACGGCATCATCATCCCGAAGCGCGCCAACAAGACGAAGGGCTACGAGGTCGGCGTTCCCTTCCAGAAGTGGAAGACCGTCACCTTCAATCCCGGATCACGCGCGCACATCGCCAACCGCCTGTCCTCGCTCTACGGATGGAAGCCGACAGAGTTCACCGACGCCGGCACGGTCAAGATGGACGAGACCACGCTGGAGGGCCTGAAGTATCCCGAGGTGCCCCTGCTGATCGAATACCTGACCGTCGAGAAACGGCTAGGTCAGCTCAGCGAAGGCAAGCAGGCATGGTTCAAGGCAGTGAAGGCGGACGGCCGTGTCCACGGTCGAGTGAATCAGAACGGCGCAGTCACCGGCCGCATGACGCACTCCTCGCCCAACATGGCGCAGGTGCCCTCCTCCACTTCCCTGTACGGCCCCGAGTGCCGTGCGCTGTTCGGTGTGCCCAAGGGCAAGCTGCAGGTCGGCGCGGATGCCAGCGGCCTTGAGCTGCGGTGTCTCGCTCACTTCATGGGCCGATGGGATGGCGGCGCGTACTCGAAGGTGATTCTGGATGGTGACGTACACACGACCAACCAGCACGCAGCCGGACTCGAAAGCCGCAACGATGCCAAGACCTTCATCTACGCCTTCCTCTACGGAGCGGGCGACGCGAAGATCGGCTCGATTGTCGGTAAGGGTGCGAAGCGTGGCGCTGAACTCAAGGCGCAATTCCTGAAGGGACTGCCGGCACTGGATTCGCTCATTAAGGCCATCCAACAGACCGTGCGTAAGCAGGGTTACCTGAAGGGCCTGGACGGCCGCAGGGTGCATGTCCGTAGTCCACACGCCGCACTGAACACTCTGCTGCAGGGTGCCGGTGCCATCGTGATGAAGAAGGCTCTCGTGCTACTTGATGAGCGTCTGCAAGAGAACGGCCTGATTCCTGGCCTCAACTACGAGTTCGTCGCCAACGTGCATGACGAGTATCAGTTAGAGGTCGATGAGGAACTTGCTGAGACCGTAGGTGCCGCCGCAACCGATGCGATCTTCCGCGCCGGTCAGCATTACGGCTTTCGTTGTCCGCTGGCTGGTGAGTTCAAAGTCGGCAACAACTGGCACGACTGCCACTGAGGCAGAGCGCCACTCCGGCAAGCCGTCTACTTGCACTGACGAAGCACCGGGCGAAGAAGCGGGGTATCCCTTTCAACCTAACCGTTGAAGACGTGGTGATCCCCGACTTCTGCCCGGTGCTGGGCTTACCGCTTTACCGCAACACAGGCGGCCTTGCACAAGGCCCCAACAGTCCATCCCTCGACCGCAACGATCCGACCCTTGGTTACACGAAGGGGAACGTGACGGTCATCTCGTCCAAAGCCAACGCCATCAAGAGCAACGCAACTCCCGAGGAGCTGCTGCGCGTGGCCGCCTATTACCAGGAGCACAGATAGCGATGCATAGCATGACCTTCAACCCGTTCCGCATCGAGCGGGAGACCTCCATCAATTTACCGCAGTCGCTACTGGAGCGCCTGCATTGCGGCCTGTTCCGCGCACCGCTCGACAGGGCCGCGACGCTGATGCCAGAACTGGAAGCATTGTTCGACTCAGCACCCGTGGAGTACCCCTGGGAGTGGGAGGTGGACTTGAAGGTTCACATACTGATCGCTGGTCAGTATCCGTGCATCCCGAACTGGCATTGCGACAACGTACCCCGCGTCAACGGGAAGATCGACTACAACCTTGTCAACGCAAAAGCACCACGCATGCTGCTGTGGATCAGCGATGGTCCCGAGACCGAGTTTCTAAAGCACAAGGTTGACTTCCTCGGCACGCCGTCAGGCCACGGCGCACTCGCTGCAGCCATCGTAGCAAGCAAGCTGCCCACCACGTTCCTGCCTCCGCAGACGTGGGCCTCAATGGATCAAGTCACGCCGCATCGCGGCACCCAAGCGGCGAAGGATGGCTGGCGCGTGTTCGCCCGTCTCACCCATCGCAGCATCGCGCCGGATCGTCCGGTTCTAAACCATATCCGTCGCCACTGCCAGGTCTACCTGGACGCGACCAAATTCGAGTGGTGAACACATGATCCGCTGTGTTGATTGCAAGTTCTACAGCTACTTCAACGGCTACTGCAACCGCAAGCTCACTCACGTAATCGTGCGCGATCCGGTGAATGGCGGGACGAAAGAAAAGGACACTTCATCTTGCGGCGCTTACAGCATTCGCGCTGAAGACGAACGCCGCGCGCACCGCCCGTGGAAGTGCGGCATGAAAGCCCGCTACTTCGTACCGGCCCCTAAAGTCATTCCAGGACTAATCCGATGAGCATGATCCCGTGGAGCCTGATCGGCTCCGGCTTGAAGTTCGCGTTCGGCGGCATCGTCGATGCGATCAAACAGAAACGCGTCATCGAGCAGCGCGAGACCGCTGCCGATCACAACCTGCAGCTCGCCATCACCCAAGCAAAGATCGCCAAGGCTCAGAAGGATGGTGAGTGGGAAGTCGAGGCCGTGAAGAACTCCGGCTGGAAAGATGAAGCCATGTTCGTGATCGTCATGGCCCCGCTTGTCATGTGCTTCATCCCCGGTCTCGCGCCTTACGTGTGGCAGGGATTCAAAGCCCTCGACAACGCCCTGCCCGACTGGTGGCGCTGGATGGTCATGGCGACTGTCGGCGTGTCCTACGGCCTCAAGCCGTTCACCAAGCTCAAGAACCTGGGGAAATCGAAATGACGAATAGACCCGCTGCGAAAGCTTGGACTTCAATCGACCTCGAAGAGATGTTGGATTACTCAGCTATGGCGAAGTTTCAAGAAGACAAAGCCGAGTCGAAGCTGCGCCGACAGCTCGATGACAACGACGACCGAACCGTGCATCACCGGCACTACACGGACACGAACCTCATGCGCTTGAGCACATGCGCCTATGTCCTGGCCGACACAGCAACGGTGGTGGCATGAACAACCTCCGCCCTTGGGCGCGATGGCTCGTTGAACGCCGCCTCAAGTGGCTGGTGCTCGTCGTCGTGATCCTACTGCTCCCCGCCCATCTCCTCGTGTACCTCGCGCCTGCTGCTGGTGCCGCCTTCGCGTCCTGGTGCGACGCGCTGCGTGACACCAAGAATCTCTAAGGAACCCTATGCCCCCGAAGACCACCACCACGAAAGCTGAGCTGCAGCGTCAACTCGAAGCCATGAGCCACGCCGTACACAACATGAAGGACGCGCAAATCCTGAAGGTCGGTGCAGAGACCGTTATCGACCACATGGGTTCGATGACTGCCCGCCTGCACATGGAACAGCTCGATCACATCCGCGCTGCTACGCGTCGGCGCTTTGCACACGAACTGGCCGACATGCTGATTAACTCCGGCATGGTCAAGATGACCGAGTTCATGGAAGACAGCCCGCGTCGTTATGCACGCGTGCTTCGCATCGAAGGCTCGCTTTCGGTTTGCTGACAATCCTCATCGACGCCGACGTTCTCCGCTACCAACTGTCGTTCAAGAACACCAAGACAGTGAAATGGGAAGATGAAGACGACGGCGCTGAGGTTGTAGTCGCAGAGGTCACCAACCCCGAGAAGGCGAAGGCTGACCTGGATGACTATATCGAGGAGCTGCTGGAGAAGTTCGGCACACGCGAGTTCCTGCTACCCCTCTCGGTGTCCACCAACTTCCGCAAGGGAATCCTCCCGACCTACAAGGGCAACCGCACGAAGCCGAAGCCGGCCCTGTGGAACGCAGTCGACGGCTTCCTACACGAGCTGTATCCCGAGAAGATCATCACCCGCGAATACCTCGAAGGCGATGACATCCTGGGTCTCCTCGCGACCATGCCGAAACCCCGACTGGCACCTGGCAAGCGAATCATCGTGTCCATCGACAAGGACATGCAGACGATCCCCGGCCGCCTGTTCAATCCCGGCAAGCCCGACATCGGCACTCGCACGATAAGCGAGCACGAAGCCAATCTGTTCTGGATGAAGCAAGTGCTCACCGGGGACACCGTAGACAACTACAAAGGCTGTCCCGGAATCGGCCCCAAGAAAGCTGACGAGTTCCTTATGCCCGTCCATGAGGCCCTGCTGGGTCTGACGGTTGAGGAACACCTGGCCGCCCTGTGGGTGACCGTCACGATGGTCTATGAGTCCAAGGGCTTCGCCGCCGAGGACGCGCTGATCCAGGCCCGTTGCGCACGCATCCTGCGAGACGGCGATTACAACTTCAAGACCGAGGAGGTCAAGCTGTGGAACCCGTGACAAAGACTATGAGCCTGCCCACGGACAGCGCAGTGCGCAAGACGTACCCGATGTTCTCCGGCCTCATGGCTTACTTCCCTGCCGCCCTGGCACGCGTCTCCCATCACAGCTTCATCGGCAATGAGAAGCACAACCCAGGTAAGCCGCTTCAGCACGCGCGCAACAAGAGCGGCGACCACGCCGACTGCATCGTGCGACATCTTACCGATGCTCATGAGCTGGAGGACGATTTGAGGATGGACGAGCTGGCCGCGCTGTGCTGGCGGAGCCTCGCCTTGCTGCAGGAGGAGGCCGAGAAACAGGGAGCGCCTTTGGCCCCGGCTGCGACTTTCGACTAGCCGATTCGCAGGGATAAAAGTAGGAACATAGGAGGAAACAACCGTTTCCCATCAAGGGTTCCGGTGGGTTCCTGAAGACTCATTCATACACCCACGGAACCCCCTATGTCCGAGAACATCCCCCTTCACGCCTACGACCTGATCGACGAGCTGGACGCGCGATACCCCGAGGTCATCTACGACCCGAAAGGGGATCACAACGAGTTCCTTCTGAGATCAGGTGAACGTCGGCTGGTGTTGTCCCTCTTGCGAAAGCGTCAGCTCGAAACAGAGGAGCAGCACTAACCCATGTGTACCAGTAAACCCAAGGCCCCCAAGCCCACCGAAGCGGAGAAGCCGGCAATCCTGCTGACCGCCCGTGATGGCATGGGGGATCAGGAGAGTGCAACGACGGGTCGAAAGAATCTCCGCATCGACCTGAATAAGTCCACCTCCACCGCTTACGGAAGCAGCCTCGTTATTCCATCTTGAGCACGTCCCCGCAGACCGTCTCAGCAGAAGGCCGTTACTCTCAGCTCAAGTCTGACCGAAACAATGCCGAGTCCCGCGCAAAGCAATGCGCCGTTCTCACTCTGCCGACGCTTTACAAGGAAGTCTCGAAGGGCAAGTCGAGTTCTTCCCGCACCACTCCGTACCAAGGCACAGGCGCGCGCTGCGTTAACTCGCTATCCGCCCGACTGCTGCTTGCGCTGTTCCCCGCGAACGCCAACTTCTTCAAGTTATCTCCCGATGGCATGGACGCTAACCAGCTCGCAGAGCAGGCTGGCATCCAGCAGGGTGAACTGGAGATGGGCCTCGCTGAGATCGAGCGTACCGTCATCAACGACATCGAAACGTCCGGCATGCGTGGACGCTTGGGCCTCGGCCTGAAGCATCTCGTGGCGACCGGCAACGTGATGATGTACGTGCCCGACGAAGGCAACGCAAAGATGTACCCGCTGACCCGCTACGTCGTTGATCGCGACGGCATGGGTTCGGTCTTGGAGATGATTACCCTCGACAGCATCGCCCCGTCCACCTTGGGCAACGAGCTGAAAGCTTCTCTCGGTCTCGATGAGAAGAAGGGTGCCAAGAACGACGCCGGCCCTGAGCAGGACGTTGACCTCTACACCCGTATCTACCGTGACGGCGAGCTGTGGCAGGTGTACCAGGAAGTGAACGGCAACATCGTTGCTGGCTCCCAAGGCACCTACCCTATCGACGCGTGCCCCTGGATTCCCCTGCGGATTCCCGAGGAAGACGGTGAGGACTACGGCGCTGGTCTGGTCTACGACTACTACGGTGACTTCGACGCACTGGAGAAACTGAGCAAGGCCATCCTCAAGGGCGCTGCAGCAGCCGCAAAGGTTCTGTGGGCACTTGATGAGAACGCAGCGATCCGCCCGAAGGCCATCACCGAAGCCGAGTCTGGCGACGTGCTGCGCTTCAAGGCAGAACAGCTCAAGGCCATCTCGCAAGAGAAGTTCGCTGATTTCAACTTCGTCGGTCAGCACATCGACAAACTCATTGCACGTCTGGAAATGGCGTTCGGTGTTCGCACCTCGATTCAGCGTCAGGGCGAGCGTGTCACCGCAGAGGAAATCCGTTACCTGGCTCAAGAGCTGGAGGATGTACTCGGTGGCATCTACTCGATTCTCGCTGAAGACCTACTGCTCCCTCTGGTTCGCCGAATCATGGATCGCCTCACCCGCGCCCATCGACTCCCCGATCTGCCCCCTGGTCTCATCAAGCCCCGCATCGTTGTCGGCGTCGCCGCCCTCGGTCGTGGTCAGGACATGCGCAAGCTCGTTGAATGGGCAGAGGCCGCACAGCAGGTACTCACGCCGCAGGTGTTCTCGCAGCGTGTGGATGCTGGCGAGCTGATGGCCCGTATGGGCGCAGCTTCCGATCTGACCATGAAGGGACTCATCAAGTCCGATGAGCAGATGGCGCAGGAACAGCAGGACGCAACAGCACACCAGGCCGCCATCCGTGCAGCCCCAACCATCGCAGGTGCCGCTATGGCACCACAAGGAGTTCCAAGTGGCGAAAGCTAACCCCGTGACCGACAAGCCGGCTGATCCGGCAACAACCCCAACAGAGACCGTAACGACTCCGGCCGTTACCGATACAACTCCTGCGGTCACCCCGGAAGCCCCGAAGGCGAAGACGGCTCCGGCCGATCCGCTTGCGAAGTTCAAGACCGTCGTGGACGGCCTGAGCATCTACAACTTCACCGAGACCGCTCTGTGACCGAAAAGACCGAGATCGTCCTGAACGTCGAACCTCCGGTTGAGACCGACACCTCGACAGCAGAAGTTACCTATGGTGGCTTCAAGACCGTAGAGGAGCTGGTCGCCGCTCACGCCGCACTAACTGCCACGCAGACCACGCCCGCCAAGACCGCCGAGGAAATCGCGGCTGACGAAGCTGCTGCACTGGAGACCACCGAAGGCGACAAGCCGACTCTGGAAATCCCTGCTGGCGACGATGAGGCTCAGAAGGTTGTCGAGGGTGCCGGCCTGGATTGGGACGCTCTCAATGCGGAGTACGCGAAGGACGGGAAGCTGTCCGAAGAAACCTACGAGAAGCTGGCGAAGTCCAGCATCCCGCGTGACGCCGTTGACACCTACATCCAGGGCAAGCAGGCACAGGCTGATGCATACGATGCAGCTGTGTATGGCACCGCTGGCGGCGCAGAGGCTTATGGCTCTCTCGTGTCGTGGGCGAAGTCCGCGCTGTCCGAGTCCGAGAAGGTTGCCTTCAACGACTCCGTGACCTCTGGCGATCCTGCCCGCGCGAAGCTGGCCGTGGAGGCGCTTACTGCCCGCCACGCCAAGACGCACGGCACGCCGCCGCAGAACCTGCTGAATGGAAAGAAGGCCGCTACCGGCGTTGAACCCTTCAAGTCGCAGGCAGAAGTAACCGTCGCAATGAACTCGCGGCAGTACAAGACCGATCCTGCGTTCCGCGCAGCGGTCGTGGAGCGGCTGGCCCTCTCCGAGTTCTAAGTTCCAAAGAGAAACCCCGCGTTGTGCTTCGGCCCCTGCGGGGTCTCCCGTTCTTCGCTTTACAGCTCCAGTACGTCTCAGCCGGTTAGAGCGTGCGGCGTCACATGACGCCTAGAGTGCGTGGGTTCGATTCCCACCTGGAGCTTCATTCCTTCCTCCAATCCCAAAGGGAAATAGACAAGAACAAAATGGCAAACGCTACTCCGAACCGCCCCGGTCAGATTCAGGGCGCTGGTGACGTACAGGCACTATTCCTCAAGCAGTACGCTGGTGAGGTTCTTGCGTCGTTCGTCGCCGAATATGTGATGGCCGGTCATGTGACCGAGCGCAACATCATGCACGGCAAGTCGGCTTCGTTCCCGGCCATCGGCACCATCGGCTCCGAGTACCACGTACCGGGCACCGAGATCACGGGCCTGAATGTGCAGCACAACGAAGTGATCGTGAACCTCGATCCCATGCTGATCTCGCACGTGTTCATTCCGAACATCGACGAGGCCATGAACCACTACGATGTCCGCAGCGAGTACACCAAGCAGCAGGGCCTCGAACTGGCGAAGCAGCGTCAGCTCAACGAAATCCGTTGCGCGATCCTGGCCGCACGTCAGACCACCGGCCCGGTCACTGGTCAGCCGGGTGGCATGATCGTCAAGGCTGCGACGATGGCAACGGATGCAACGCTGGTTGCTGCAGCGATCCGTCAGATTCGTCAGAACTTCGACGAGAAGAACGTGCCCGACGAAGACGTGATCGCCACGTTGAAGCCGGCCATGTGGTACTTGCTGACTCAGGTGAAAGACCTGGTGGATCGTGACTACAACCCGACCGAAGGCGCTTCGCTTTCGCAGGCTGTGATCCAGTCCATCGCGCGCATCAAGCTGCTGAAGACCAACCACTTCCCGAACCAGGACGACACGGCTAACGCCAGCGTCGTTGCTTCGCGTCGTGCGGACTACAGCAAGTCGGTTGCCGCTGTGTTCCACAAGAGCGCGGTCGGTACGCTGAAGCTGATGGACTTGGCGCTGGAAAGCACCTATGACCCGCGCCGTCAGGGCACCCTGATGCTGAGCAAGTTCGCCCTGGGCCACGGCCCTCTGCGTGCTGCTGGCGCTGCGGAAATCGCAGTCGGCACCTAAGCGACACCCCGAACCCGTCACGTCTCTAACCAGGCGTGGCGGGTTTTTTTTGTTCCCACTGGAGACTCATGCAACTATCCGCAACCACTGAGCTTGAGGCTGTCAATCAACTGCTGAAGGCAGTGGGTGAGAGTCCCGTCAACTCGCTAGATAACCTGGGCTTCACCGACGCGTCTATCGCGCGTGACACCCTCCGTACCAAGGCACGCGAAATCCAGTCAAAGGGCTGGTACTTCAACCGTGACTACGATTATTACTTCACCCCGGCCAGCGATGGTCAGGTTGTTCTACCGGCGAACGTCATCTCGATTCGTCCGTCCACGTCCGAGACGCGCCGCATCACGCCGCGCGCCGGCAAGCTCTACAACAACGATGACGCCACGTATGCGTTCGAGGCCGACAACGGCCCCATCGTCGAGGTCGTCTGGATGTTCGACTTCGAGACGCTGCCTGAAGCAGCACGTCGCTACATCACCGTCACCGCAGCCACGCAGTACCAGGCGCAGTTCCAGGGTAGCGAACAGTCCTATGGGTTCACCAAAGACGATGAGAAGTTCGCCCTGATGGCACTGTTGGACGAGGAGCGTAGCTATGAGCCGCGCGGCAATATGTTCAACGACAGCACCGATGTGTCTGAAGTCTTCACTCGCTGATGCCGCTGACCTCTGGAACCATCCCGTCGATGATTGGCGGGGTCTCTCAGCAGGACGCTTCGGTGCGCCTGCCAACGCAGATCGCCGATGCGGTTAACTGTGATCTGAGTCCGGCGCGCGGCGCTGGCCCCCGGTCACCTGCAGACTTCATTAGCGTCCTGCGGTCTGACATCCCGGACAACGCGTACTTCCACAGCATCGTGCGCGACAGTCGCGAGCGTTACATCGTGGCGATCTATCCCGGCAACGTCCGCGTGTTCAACCACGAGACCGGCAAGGAGTACGTCGTCATTAAGGACGCTGCTTCGCTGGCTTACCTCACGACCATCTCGGAGCCTTGGCAGTCCTTCAGGGCCGTCACGGTTGACGATTACACCTTCATCGCGAACCGCGATAAGTACGTGGCGCTGTCCACGCAGAAGACCGCTGGTGTCCTCTCGGGTTCCGTGCAGACCTTCCAAGACCTCCCGAAGACTGCCGGCTCGAACGCGATCTTCGAGATTCGCGGTGATGGCTCCAACGCCTTCGATAACTACTTCGTGCAGTACCAGTCCTCACTGGTGTGGAAGGAAGTCAGCAAGCCCGGCGAGTTCGGTTACTTCGATGCCGCGACGATGCCTCACGGTCTCAAGCGTGTCCCTGATGGCACCAACCCGGACGGCTTCTACTTCTCCTACGGCCCCCTTGCGTGGGACTCGCGATACGCAGGTGACACCTCATCGAGTCCGTCTCCGTCCATCGTGGGCCAGCGCATCGGTGATGTGTTCTTCCACCGAGATCGCCTGGGTCTCATTGCGAGCGCCGGCAACATCGTCATGTCCGAGATCAGCCACTACTTCAACTTCTGGCGCACAACGGTGACCTCGCTGCTGGACAGTGATGTGATCGACGTGAACGCCCCGACTGAAGGCGTGGCAGAGATGCTTCACTGCATCTCCTATCAGAAGGCGTTGATGATCTTCGCCTCG